GTAGCCGAATTATTGCACAAGCTACAACAGAAAACACAGGACGTGGTTTGAGTATTTCACTAGCATACTTGGACGAGTTTGCATTTGTGAGACCTAGCATTGCTCGCGAGTTCTGGACCAGTTTGTCGCCAACACTTAGTACAGGTGGTAAGTGTATTATTACAAGTACACCAAATCAGGATGATGATCAATTTGCACAAATTTGGCGTGCCGCATGTAACACAACAGACGAGTTTGGAAATGAAAAAGAAGTAGGTAAAAACGGTTTTAAAAGTTATAGTGCAGATTGGAAGCAACACCCTGACAGAGACCAGCCTTGGGCAGATGAAGAAAAAGGTAAAATTGGAGAAGAACGTTTTCGCAGAGAACATCTAAATGAATTTATTGCATATGACGAAACATTAATCAGCAGTTTAAAACTTGCTACAATGGAAAGCAGAGATATATACAAACGTACAGGGCAAGTACGTTGGTACAAAAACATTGTAAAAGGTAAAACATATGTTGCTGGTTTAGATCCAAGTTTAGGCACAGGCGGTGACAATGCCGCAATACAAATATACGAATTGCCGGGTATGAAACAGGTAGCAGAATGGATGCACAACAAAACTAGTATTACAGAACAAATAAGAATACTTAGGCAAATGCTACAAGAAGTTGACGAGAATGCACCAGACAGTGAAATATATTGGAGTGTTGAGAATAATACACTAGGAGAAGCGGCTCTGATAGTTATACAAGAAATGGGCGAAGATAATATTCCAGGAACTTTTGTAAGTCAACCTCGCAGTGCTAATAGAGGATTTAGAAAAGGATTTACTACTACAAACAAAAGCAAGTTGGCGGCATGTAGTAAACTTAAAACATGGGTAGAAACAGATAGAATGGAAATTGCCAGCAGTGCATTGTTAAGAGAGATCAAAACATTTATTGCTAGGGGTAGCAGTTTTAGTGCCAAAGAAGGTGAAACTGATGATCTGGTAATGGCATGTGTATTAGTAGTACGCATAGCACAACAGGTAGCACAATATGATGAAAATGCATATGACGAACTAAGGGATAGTTTCTCAGACGAAGAGTCAGTTGAACCTATGCCATTTACGTTTTTAACATAAATACATTAAAGGACTTTAGTATGATTAGTGGCGAAACTATAGCAAACGATATTTTTAAAATATTAAAAGGTAACGGATATAGCATTAAGATTTTCACCGATGAAGGTGAGAATACTGTTGATCCAAATGCCGCTAGACGTTTTTACATACCTGAACTAGGCAGTATGGTTAACTTAGACGAAACAGATTCAAAAAGAGAAATCCGTGTAAGTGTTAATCAAAATACTGATGTAAATGAATTCAAAGATACACTTGCATTGCTAAAAAATTTAGCAAACCGTAATGTTATCGAATATACGTTAAAAAGTTTTACAAAAGCAATTACACCTAAAGACCAAGATTACCAAGCACAAAAGGCGAGAGATATGAAACAAGATGTATCAGAAGGCATTAGTCCTGCATATGGCAGTAGCAAGAGCAGTTATCAGCAGTTAGAGAATGCCAAATTAATTATCAAACATAACAAACCAGTTAACGAAGAATCACGTGGCAGTAGAAGCAGAAATATCAGTGCTATCTATATTGAAAGTGCAAACGGTGAACGTTACAAAATGGAAACCAATAACTTAGCAGGTGGCAGAGCTATGCTACGTCATGTTAAAGAAGGCGGTACACCATATGATGATTTTGGTAGACATATCAGTGAGCAGTGCATAGAACTTAAAAAACTAAAAGAGTTCAAAAAGTATAGTTTTCGTAATGGCTTGGTAAACGAAGACACAACTGATATTGTAGAAGCAGTAAGTAATAGAATTAGCAGTTTAAGAGAAGGCATTAACAAACTAAAGGGTTGTAAATGCTATCATGAATCAAAAGAGAAGTTTGAATCAAAAGAAGTTAAAATTAATGAAACAGACAGAAACAAACTTCGTAATCAGTTTACAGTACGCACATTTGATGAAAGTTTAGATGAAGCGTTACCGTATGTAAATGCATTAGTTAAAGAGATGAAAGCAATCAAAGAAGCTGATGACTTTGCAAAAGAGACCATGGATAGTCTTGTAGATACTATAGCCAAAATGGATACAGTATCATTACGCAAGGGTATCAATGTAAAATCTGATCCTGAGAATCCAATGAACTTGAGAAGTTTTGGAAACATGCCTAAGGAAAATCAGATTGCAGTAGTTATGGAATACTTAGGTAACTCCATTGACTATGCAAAGAAAGGTGAGGATCAGTTAAGTCAGTTGTTGACTAGAATGAGCGATGAAATGGAACGTGTCAAAGACAAAGCCATTATGATGTCAGGAGTACAAGCAATTAACTCCTTATTCAAAAAGCTCACAGCTACAGCAACTGAAGACACAGGTGTTAGTGAAGATTGGGAGGAAACATTCGAAAGTAATTTTAATAATTACGATTTTAATAAACTTTTTAGTTGACATCCAACTTTAGATAACATATACTAATGACTATATAAGTAGTCATGAGGCATACTTAGGCAAAACACATAGGCAACATTTAGGAGAAAAACTATGGCAACATTGGCAGAAATTCGTGCAAAATTGCAAGAGCAAGAATCAAGCGGCGGACGTGGTTCGCAAACAGGTGGCGATAACGCTATCTTCCCTTTTTGGAATATCCCAGAAAATTCAACAAGTGTACTTCGCTTTTTACCAGATGGTGATGCGAGCAACACTTACTTTTGGCGTGAACGTCAGATGATTCGTTTAGGATTTGCTGGCGTAAAAGGTGACTCAAATAGTCGTGCAGTTACAGTGAACGTTCCATGTAATGAAATGTGGGGACCGACAGGATCATGTCCTGTACTAGCTGAGGTACGTCCTTGGTTTAAAGATCCTGCACTAGAAGATATGGGTCGTAAGTATTGGAAGAAACGTTCATACGTTTTCCAAGGCTTTGTAGCTGAAAGCAGTCTACAAGAAGATACTACTCCGGATAATCCAATCCGTAGGTTTGTTATCAATCCTAGTATTTTTAATATTATTAAAGGTGCATTAATGGACAGTGACTTCACTGAACTTCCAACAGATACTGAACAAGGTACTGACTTCCGTCTTACTAAGACAACTAAAGGTCAATATGCTGACTACAGTACTAGTAGTTGGGCACGAAGAGAACGTAGCTTGGATAGTAATGAGAGAGCGGCTGTAGAACAATACGGCTTGTTTAATCTTAATGATTATCTTCCCAAGCAACCAAATGAAGAAGAACTTCGTGTTATTGGTGAAATGTTCGAAGCTAGTGTAAATGGTGAAATGTATGATCCAGCACGTTGGGGGAATTTTTATCGTCCAGCTGGTGTACAAATTGACACTGCAAATAGTGCTCCAAAAACAGAAAGTGCAACAGCAACACCTGCTCCAGCACCTACACCGCAACCTGCTCCAGTAGCAGAAGCGGCACCTGCTCCGGTTACTCCACCTGAAAAACAGGAACAAGTAGCGGCGGCAGTTGCGGCAACGGCTCCAGCCGAAGGCGGTGCAAAACCTAATGCCCAAGATATACTAGCGGCTATTAGAAATCGTAGCAACTAATTGAAAATCTAATTGGTAGGCGGCATGTAGTCGCCTACTGTGGCTTTATGGAGAAATAGATGGCAAAACCTTTTGACGTAAGTAAATTCCGCAAAAGCATTACAAAAAGCGTACCTGGGCTTAGTAGCGGATTTAGAGATCCTGATACATGGATCTCAACAGGAAATTATACACTAAACAAACTTCTAAGTGGTGACTTTAACAAAGGCATTCCGCTAGGTAAAGTAACAGTGTTTGCAGGTGAATCAGGTGCAGGTAAAAGTTTTATCTGTAGTGGTAACCTAATCAGAGAAGCACAAAAGCAAGGTATTTTTTGTGTACTAATTGACAGTGAAAATGCACTAGACGAAGCATGGTTAAAAGCACTTGATGTTGACACTAGTGAAAACGCATTGTTAAAACTAAACGTAGCAATGATTGATGAAGTTGCTAAAGTTATCAGTGAGTTTATGAAAGACTACAAAGCAAGTTATGCTGACAAAGAAGATGAAGATCGTCCTAAAGTATTGTTTGTGATTGATAGTTTAGGCATGATGCTTACTCCTACAGATGTAGATCAATTTACTAAAGGTGATATGAAAGGCGACTTAGGTCGTAAACCTAAAGCACTTACTGCACTTGTAAGAAACTGTGTAAACATGTTTGGTGACTACAATGTAGGACTAGTAGCAACTAACCATACATATGCTTCACAAGATATGTTTGACCCAGATGATAAGATCAGTGGTGGGCAAGGCTTTATCTATGCATCAAGTATTGTTGTTGCTATGCGTAAATTAAAACTCAAAGAAGATGAAGATGGTAATAAAATAAGCGAAGTAAAAGGTATCCGAGCGGCATGTAAGGTTATGAAAACTCGCTTTGCAAAACCATTTGAAAGTGTACAGATTAAGATTCCATACGAGACAGGAATGAATCCATACAGTGGATTTGTTGACTTGTGTGAGAAACTTGAACTATTAAAGAAAACGGGTAATCGATTGGAGTATACTAGCCCAACTACTGGAGAAGTGCTTACGCAATTTCGTAAAGCATGGGAAAGAAACGAAAACAGTTGCTTGGATTTGATTATGACCGAATGGGGTCAAAAAGACCTTCCGGAGGTAAATATCGAAGAACAAGAACAACAAGATATCTTACCTGAGGACGAATATATTGAAAATGAGTGATTCAGAGATAGCCGCCTATATTGATATGTGGCTATCTGTAAAACCTTACATTAACCCAAAAGACAAAGAGCTTGCCTGTGAAAAATTCTTAGGAGTTATCAACGAGCAAATAGCTGATTTGTCAGAAGTCGGAGACGAGTGGTTTGGAAACGATAATACACTTGACAAAATTATCAGAGACGTTTATTATGAAGAAGAAATATTTGACGACTATGATAGCGACGAACATGATGACTGGTAAATGACCTGGTATAGCAAAGTAAGACAGGATATATCTAATATAGTTCCTGCAATTCAACATTTCGAAACTCAACTAGATGAAGCAAGATTAGATTGCGGACTCAAAGGCAATGTGGAAAAACATTCACGTGATATGCCGGGCATAGTTGAGTATCGTTTTAATCAATTGCAAGAACTTGAAGCTATCTTAGAATACTTAAATATTGAAATGCGTAAAATACGCAATAAACATTATCGCAAGTATTTGGAAGGATATAACAAAGCTCTCTCAAGTAGAGATGCTGAAAAGTTTGCTGATGGTGAACAAGAAGTAATTGATCAACAACATATCATTAATGAAGTAGCATTAATCCGTAACAAGTTTATGGGTTTAATTAAAGCAGTTGATGCTAAACAATTTCAAATAAACAATATTGTAAAACTTAGAGCGGCTGGATTAGAAGACGTATCTTTGTAAAAAAAGATGAAAAAAGTGCAAAAAAAGAGTTGACAGTATGACATCTTGGTGCTATAGTGTATGTATAGTTAGAAACAAGGAGTTGATAGATGTTTAGAATCCCTAGCTTTTATGAGATGAATGTGACCTTTGATGATGCATGTCGTACAATTAAAAACTTTGGTAACGGTAACATGCTTGAAGGTATGGAAGCAATGAATCGTGCTTGGGAAGAACATTGTTTTAATGAAGATGATGACGATGATTTCTTTGAGCATTTTGAATATGAAGTAAATGCTTTTAACAAAGTTTTCTCAAAAATGAAACCACTTTTTGTAGCTTAGGAGATTATAATGCAACAGGATTTAACTGATTATATCAATGCTCAACGTGCTGAAGCTATTGAATTCAGCAAACAACCTGATTGCTGGATGGGTATGTTGCCTGAAGCATCTGATACTGCTTATTGGAGCCAACGTGTTCCTAGTGGTACACTAGCAGAGTTCGAACGTATCGAACTTGAAGAAAGTGCATACTATGCAACTGCTGACGCATATAGCAAAGGCTATGCTCGTAGTTTAGATTTTTCAACTATGTCAGATGCACAGTTGGAAAAACTTGTTAAAGAAGCATGTGCTGAAATAGATGCTCAAATTGAAGAAGATAAAGCATACCAAGCGGCAGAAGAAAAACGTATAGCTGAACTTGCTAGTTCGCTGAGCGTAGATGTTAACACACTTAACCGATGGATGGAGGCGGCTTAATGGCGTACACTTATCTTAAAACTGAGGTAAAAGCTATCTCAATGGCAGAACTAGAAGCATTGCAAAATGCTTATGTAGAAGCTGAAAAAAATAATCAGGCTTGGATTATGCAAGCTATGCAAAAGGTCTTCGACGATATTGACCTTGGCGTAGTTCGAGTGTTCGATTAATGGGAGGAGATTTTGACCTTGCATGGGAGGTATTGAAACCTCTCATAATTGGTGGCGTCAGTGTTGGTGTGTTTCTAGCAGTGGTATTCGGCGCAATAAAAATTGGATGGAAGTATGCACCTTGGATAGTTGTTGGTGCATTGTTAATATGGTTTTTTGGATAGGAGTAAGTTATGATTACACCTGAAACACTTGAAGTTGGTAAAGGATATGAATGCACCTTTACAGTAAAAAATATTCCACTGGATCAATTTGGTCGTCCGGGTGGTATGTATAGTTTGGCAGATATACCAGTTGAGAAAATTGGAGATTATACAAGCACTGGAGCCATTGTTGCTCGTGACTTGAATACCAAACTTATGGAAGTTGAAGATTCTAAAGTAGATGGTAAACCTAAAACTTATGTTGTTAAGTTTGAAAATATAGGAAATATAAATGAAGTATGATGATAGACATGGCGGTCCATATGACCGAGGTGGAGCAGACAGCTATTACCAAAGAGGATTTAAACCTCACTATTATTCTGGAGCAAGTATGCAGTCTGAAGAGATTCCTGAAGCACTAATGACAACTGCTGAAGTCGATGCATATCGTGCAGGATATAAAGATAATGAGGACGCTGGCGTCTTTAAGGATTGGGGATAGTGTCTAAATCACTTTCAGATATAATTACAGAATTTGTGTGGAATGCGGCACATAGCAATCGTAATTATGGTGAACGTGAACTAGCTATAATCAAATCAATGCATTCAAGTGTAGATCTTAATACACTTAGAAGAATTGTACTACATGCAAGGAGAACACCCAAAGAAGCAAGTTGGGATATTGTTAAACAAAAATATATTAATTAACCACACTTAGCTCAGCTGGATAGAGCAACTGCCTTCTAAGCAGTAGGTCACAGGTTCGAATCCTGTAGTGTGGGCCAAATTGGAGAGGTGCCTGAGTGGTCGAAAGGAGCGGTTTGCTAAATCGTCGTACGGTCAAACGTACCCAGGGTTCGAATCCCTGTCTCTCCGCCATTGATGCTCGCATGGTGGAATCGGTAGACACAACAGACTTAAAATCTGTCGCTTTTAAAGCGTCCCGGTTCGAGTCCGGGTGCGAGCACCATAAATAACCATAGCTACTAGAACGGTAGCCAAAAGATAGGAAACAAAATGAAAGTTGGAGAAGTATTAATTGAAGCCGCTAGAAAGCAAGCTGAAGGCGAAATGGCAGTACACAAAGCAAACATTGAAGTCTATAGAACAATGCCCGCAGGTATTGGTGAACACAGTGATGT